TGGTTTTATTCTCATAAATTCAGCCATTGATTTTGGTAATACAAAATCAGTGCCCAAATAATTTACAGGTACTTTGTTGTCAGTATCGTTATATTTGCCCCAAATATCCTCAACTACTTTTGGCATTGCATTTGATGTATTCAATGCAATTTGAGATTTAAGTAAATCTGTTTCTAATCCAAATTGAGTTTTTTGTTGTTCCATTGATTTATAATTTGAATAGCCGCTATAAGCGCCGGCTAATGCGTCGCCTATTCCAAATTTTCCATTGTCTATTAATGGAGTGTAGTATCTCGTTACTACATTACCCATTCCGCCAGTTGTCCGCAGAGCTGTTAACGGGTTAAAACCCGCCGCCCGTGCGTCATCAGCCATTTGCTGAAAATTTATTCGGCTTTCTTGTTTTTGTGTTTCGCCTCCTGAATATCTGGTTTGTTTATGTGCTTTTTTACTGTCTATTGCTCCGCCAAATGCTGACAGTAATGGCCCTGCAATTGGGCCACCAATCCAAGTACCCAATGCACTACCTAATGCAGTAAATATTCCCATCAATTAACTCCCAATAAATAAGGACTAAATAATGCCGCGCCAATTAAAATTCCCGCGAGTAGGGCGTATGTATATTCTTTTAATGTTGTCATTTTATAAATCTCCGTGTAAGGAGATCAATAAGAATACCGCAACTTAAAGTTGCGCCCAATACAATACTATCAACTGATTGAGTTGCAACACCCATTCCAGTTAAATAAGCGCCTAATAGAGTACCACATCTTGTAATCAGTGGTCGTGCTATAGCTTTAATTAATGTAATGTTTAAAATTTTAACCTCCTAATTTAAGAGGTCAAAGTTACGTTTGGCCGATAATATATAGTATGATAACTTCCAAACGTTGTGCCCTTGACCTATATATTGTATGTAATTTAATTTCTTAACAGAAGTCAAGAAATAAATTAAAATCTTTTTTCCTTGGTCACAAATAATTAAAATTATTTGCACCAGGGAATAAAAGTTTTTGATCCCCCTTTTCCTTTTTGTGCTTTTTTGCTATCTGGCCTTTCTTTACAAACGTCGCGCCTCTTTTTGGAGGACTGATCCTCAGGCTTTGGTTTTTCATTTCGGGCAGAATTGAGAGCAACAAGTTGCTCAGGTTTTTTTGATGGGGGTCTTGAGACCCCCAAACCCCCAACAATTTTGTGTTTATCAAATTGTTTTTGTTTTTGACCGCGATGCGTCAGTCCTACTTTGTATAGGTTCCGTTCCAAACCTAATCGTTTAAACGATTGTGTTTTACTCCGAGACGGTACTCGATCGATTGACAAGGCAGGGAAGGGGGGTAGTGTTATTTTTGCTTTTCTTTGCGTTTTCCAACGCGATAACACTTTTTTCACTAAACTTCTATTAACTGCTGCACTTCGTGGAGCAGTTAATAAGTTAGAGTTTTTTCTCGATTTTCTTCTTTTTCTGGGATTAGCCATATCGCATTCCATTCGTCTGCTATTGTTTTTATTATTATTGCGTCTTCGTCGTGATTTACAATTTTGTGTGCATCCCACCTTGGGTCTTTATTTTCCAATGTGTGCAATAATTTTTGCCAAAGATTTACAGGATCGTGTTTTACTAATTCATCCTCGTAATCTTCTACTATTTGTGAATATGGCATTTTTTTATAAGAAAATGCGTGTCGGTCTAACCATTCATTTAAATAATATTTTATATAATTTTTTCTGGTTTTGCCCTGTATATAAAATTCACGGCGTTTGCCATGTTTGTCAAATTCATCGTTAAAAGAATATATAAAAGTTTGTGGGCTTATGCCCTGATCAACATGTTTGATTGCTAACTTTTTGAAATATTCATCGCCTAAAGGCGGTTTTTTACTTATTGCAAAATGATTTTGCTTTATTTCTTGTGCTTTTAATTTTTTTTCATCATGTTTTTGCTGTTTAAGCATATACTTAAACATATAATTAAAACCATGATATGTAGGTTTTTCTATAAATGAATAACCATGATCCCAATAGTCCCATGTGTATTGTTGTTTATTATAGACTAAACCTTTAGGCATCTTACCGTTAAAAAATAACGCTATATGCCAGTGACAGCGACCAAAAGAACTGCCCAATTCGCCGCTTACGGCATACCTGACTTTATACCCTTTATTTCTGAAATTTTTAATAAAATTTTGTACATGTGTATAATTTAATACAGTGCTTTCTGGTGTGTCACCGCCACCATATGTAAGTGTAACAATTAATGTTAAATCACTATGAATGGCTTCGGCAAGTGCTCTACCCGAATAATCATGTATTCGGTTTGCAGAGCATTGCCAGCACCCGTGACATGCAACCAATTGACCGTCAATATTATTTGGTGTTACACACATTTTTTTTTGCCTTCAATCGGTTTCAAGTCACTAGGTGCATATATGTACGAGAGTTGTATATGCTTTCGCTTCTCCCCCCTCCAATACTGGAGTTTACGGGGGGAGAAGCTCTGTTGAGTACGGGAGCTACTCAACTTTTATGGTCGATCAAATACTTGACCGTCCCAATCCTTCAATTGCCAATGTGCAGGATCATAAAATTCCCAATCAAACCCATTTTCTAGTTTGATATTCATTTTACGTGCAACATCATGACCGATTTCGTATAAAATCCGCCATTCTTTTTTTGTCATACCGTCCCATAGTTTTGTGCTATGTACGATATCGACAGCCGCGCCGTATTGATGATAACTTTCACCCGCTTTTGCTTGTGAAAATCCTTTATCATACAATTCCTGCTGACGTTCTGGGGTGCGCATCATTTCAACCGCAAATACTGGTATTGAATAGCCCTTACAGGCCTTTACCATATTGCGTTCCCATTTGAGAATATCAGGGTGTGCGCCAGTGCGCACAGCCCTAAGTTGTTGATGCTTATAATTTATTGAATTAATAAATTCTTTATTCGCCATCGCTTTCATTGCTAGATTGTGTGTTGTCGGCTGTGGCTTTCTTCGCTTCACTGTCTCCAGTTTTTGGCGTATCTGTGCCACTGTCGTCTTCCTGAACCCCGCTTGGTGGTAGCGAGGGTTTATTACCTCCTTTAAGTGGCGGGAAAGCTCCTGTATCATTTTCAATAACCTCATCTTTTTTTGTTAATCTTTCCACTTGATCAATTAAAATTTGTTCGCGTTTTGATGTTTCGGTTTTAATCATGTGCATCAGTCGTTCCATTTCTGGATTGCGTGTTCGACGCATTTCCAAACCAGTAAATTTAACATCAGACATTTTTTGAATTGTATGATCTTGGGCGCGATTTTTATACGTTATAGAAACGCTTTTTTCCTTACTTACTGCCCGTATGTAAGTTGTTCCGCTTAATGATGTTATTAATGTAAATAACCCCTCATCAGATACCAGAAGAATTTCGTCTTTGAAATCCTTTGTCTTGCTTGCATATAATGCAACCTTATCTGAAGTGTTAAATTCAACACGAATTGTTCGACTTGAACCTGAAACTTTAAATTCTAAATTTTCATTTAGATTTAATTTGTTCCATCCATCGAGAGCTTGAATTTGATATCTTTTCATTATGTTTTCCTTGTTTTATGCCCTGCTGCACTTCGTGGAGCAGGGCGGGTTGTATTATTTTGTTAATCTTGTTTGATCTACATCAGCGATTACTTGATCATAATCGTCAGTGCTTTCTCTAATTGCAGGACCAAATACTGTATTACCAATTATTGAAAATTCGCCTTTTGCTGTTATTTCAAAATTATCAACTGTACTGTCTGCAAATATTTTATGGTGAATATCACTACATAAATACCAATCACTGCTGAGTTCGACATCAATTTTTTCGTTTGCCCAAAATTTTTGCCTCTCCTCGTCGAATGAAGCATCAACTTGCGGTCGGTAATATTTGCCGCCAATATTTGGTGTTGATCGCATATATCCATGATTTAATGGTGCGTAACCAAATACACTATCTGGATCACTATGATTTTGGTCTATATACCCATTTTTTACAATTTCGACGGGCTCAGGATCTAAGAAATTTTTAGTGAATTCAGGGTAATCCGATGTATCAGTTGTTGTTAGAAAGAGGTCTTGCGTTCTTTCAAACAAATTGTCAGGTACAATTTGTGCTACAACAATAATTGTCCCACCACATGTAATTGGCGGTACTGTCATACTAATATCAACGACTGTGCCTCCTACTGTTACATGCTCATCTAAATTAGATGCGTCTGTTGCAAATCTTTGCTGATACCCCATTTGTGAGGTTTTTTCAGCTAACAAAATAGGATGTCTAAGATTTTCAGTAGGAATATTTATGCCAGACATTAACAAATCGATTATATATTGATCAGAATGTCCCTGGTAGTCTTGTCTCATTCTTGCAAATGCCTGAGTTTTCTTTGCTAACTCAATATTTGATAATGATACTGTTATTCCGCCTTGCTCTAATTCTGCAAACACTTGTGTTGCCCATGAATTAGGATCTTTTTTAGCGCCTACATATGTAAAATAACTATTTCCATCATCACCAATATCTCCATCATTATCGTAAAATGTTGCGGCAGAAGCGTCTATCGAATATTCATTACGACCGACTAATCCATTTATTTTTAAACCACCCGTGCCCGAATTTAATGATACTTCACCGTCAATAATAGCCTGATCAAAATCAGCCTTAATGTGATTCATATGTGGATTATTCCAAAATGCGGGTGCTAATGTAGCATCCGTCATTGTTCTATGTTCAATAGATTTAGAAACTTCTGTTCGCATGTGATTTACGACCAGATTATATGCTTCTAAATATTGACGATTTACGCTTGATCCCTGAATTGCGTGTATACCTAATGTTTTATAAAATTCATCATCTCTATCAAATGTATGTGTTTTAATAAAATCAATAGGTGTTTCACCTTCTTCTCTAGGTACACCCATATAAGCGCGGTTTAAATCATCCATTCCATTAAAATTATCTTCAGCTAATTTAGGAACTAAATATGCAGAAACTTTAACGTTTATTCCGTTAAAAATCGGCTCTGCCATTTCCATGGCTTCAACGCTTACAGCCATGCGACCGCTTTGAACCCGATCTTCTCTTAATAGCGGTATAACTCCAACTGGAGTTATTTTACCCGCAGACGAAGACGTAATGACAGTTTTTCTATCAGTACGTTTGCTTTTTACAACTGGAATTGGAGTTGTTTTTAAATTATTTTCTCTTAACATTTATTTTCCTTTTTGGTTTATATTGCTTTCGGCAATTCTTACATTTACAGCCTGCAGCACTTCGTGGTGCAGGCTTGCGTTTTCGTTTCATGGTTTAACTAAAAATCCTGGGAAAAAATTATCAAACATTTCTGAAATTTTATCTGATCGAAATGTATTATCACTAAGAACTGGTATTTTTGATACTTTTATTATTTCGTTTGAATTATGCTGAACTACATTATTTGATACTGTAAACGGTCTTGGTTTAGGTGTTTTATCTTTACTTAAAAAATTAAATAAAGTTGAACCACCATCATTTGGTCGTCGGCCGGTTATATCTATACCAAATGTTCTTTGCTGACCTGATGAAGAAAAGAAATTAAATATTTCTGATCCTTCACCTGTAATTTCAGTCATTTGTCCTGCTCCCAAACTTTGATTTGGTTTTATTCTCATAAATTCAGCCATTGATTTTGGTAATACAAAATCAGTGCCCAAATAATTTACAGGTACTTTGTTGTCAGTATCGTTATATTTGCCCCAAATATCCTCAACTACTTTTGG